ACCCGACTTCGGACGCGACGCCACATCGGCAACCCACGAGTTCAGCGTGGGCGTCCACGAACCATCCACGAACGCCGGGATCCGCTCCTCAACGATCCGCTCCAACGACAGGCCCAGCTTGTCCGCCTGCTGCTTCCAGTGAGCGACGACCGCCTTCGGGAACCGCATATCCAGGCTCTCCGCCCTCGCGGTACTCGCCAACTCCACACCCAGCTCATCGCACACGTACGTGAGGATGATGCTCGACTCCGTCAGCCCCCTCTCCTTGTAGCCGAGAGCCGCACGGACCTCCGGAAGCTTCTCCTGCACCTCCTGGCGAAGCGCACTGTCGACCTGAACCTGAAGGACACTCCTGGGCACAGCCTTGCCTCGACCCACCTGACGCGTCTCCGGCGGCACGAAAGAACCGTTCAGGAACTTCCGATAGGCGTCCTCCGCCAGAGCGTCCAAGACCAGGTCGAACCGCTCCGCTGACGCCACCAGCGATTCCTTCAGCGTCGCCGGAATCGTCAGCGACAGCGGACTCGTCTCCCCCTCCTCGGTACGACGCAGGAGCAGATAGCCACGCGGGCCTGTCACCGACTCGATGGCGGCTGCCTCGTCGTAGGCGCCGGCCTCCTTCAACTTGGCGGTGGCACTGGCCAGGCGTGCGCGGATCGAACCAGCCACGGGGCGGGGTCCTCTCTGTGGGCGCCGCCGGTCCGGGTAGTTCTTCGGGCGGCGCGTGGGGGCATGTGCCACGCCAGTTTCCTCCATTTCGCATGACGACGCCATGCCCTACTCGGCACGGTGGTCGGAGCAGCGCCCCAACACATCCAACTGTACCGTCCCAGGCATTGCAGCGCAATGCGTCACGCGGTACGGTGGCTCCATCGCACCAACCACGGGGGAGCCCACAGTGAAGCTGACCGGACGCCAGACCCAGACCAAGACGCTCACCGACCTCTACCGGGCCCTGGACCGCCAGCACGCGGCGACCATCACCTACCTCAAGCCCGGCGAGACCAAGCCCACCGTGCGCACCATCGAAATCATGGAACTGCGCACCACCAGCATCCGCATCACCAAGACCGGCGAGGTCCGCGGCGGCGGCATCGTCATCATTGCCATGTGCCGGCTCCGCCAGGAACGCCGCGAATTCCACCTCGCCGGCCTGCTCTCCTACACGGTCCACCGGATCGGCTACGTCCTCACCCCGCCCGCCAACCGCACCTACGAGCGCCCCGAGCCCCAGCCGGCCGACGACGTCCAGGCCCTGTTCTTCTACGAGCTGGCCCGCGACAAGGACGACGCCGACTACCGTCCCCGCAAGCTCATCCAGTCCGACACCGACCTCGCCGCCTGACCGGAGGCAACGACCTCTGCCGGACAAGCCATCGTGAACAAGGACCCCCTGCACCAGGAAGGAACCCCATGGGCAACATGCACGGCACCGTCTACCGAAACGGACGGCAGATCGACGTCGGCTACGGCGTCCCCACCACCTGTGAGCACCCCGGCTGCACCGAACAGATCGACCGCGGCCTCGGCTACCTCTGCGGCAGTCTCCACGGGGGCGACGAGTACTCCTGCGGCGGCTACTTCTGCGGCCAGCACCTCTACACGGCGCCCGAGGGCCACCACGGCAACCGGTGCATCCTGTGCCAGGACCGCGGGGCCGACCCGACCGAGGACTCCCCCGACGCCATGGTCGCCACCTTCAACTGACCCCAGGCACGAGGAAGGCCACCGTCCCGAACTCGGGGTTGGTGGCCTAGTCACAGTGATCGCGCAAGCGCAGCATACTTCCGGAACTCTCGCACCGACAACCCCAACGCAGGGATCACACTGGAGCCATGGCCGACAGACGGCAGGAGACGCTGCTCATCGACCCCGGCGGCCGCGCCCGTATCTGGTGCCGGGAATGCGGCAGGGAGCTGACGGACGAGGTCTCGCGCAACCGGCGCCTGGGCCCGGAGTGCGATCCCGAACCGCGGACCGGCTACGACCGGCACGACGTCGACCAAGACCCCATACCCGGCCTCTGAAACGCCGCCGCGGTGCGGGGGGAATGCCGGCCCGTATCGGCCGTAGCGTGATCCGTACGACCGGGCCCCGGCCCGGCACCGCCCCTCCACCCGCCAACCTGATCTTTCAGTAAAACCTCGGGACACCCCAGCCCAGAAGCCCCGTCGTGGTACAGAACCGCGGACCCAGCCCCGCCCCTCGCCCACGCGACATCCCCTAGTGGGTGGTCTTCCGAGGTTTTACTAAAAATCTTGATCATGGGTGGGGTGCGGGCACAATAGGCCCATGGAACCCCGCGTACTCCTCGACACCTGGCTGGACACCGCAACCAACCTGCGGCCCTCCACCCGCATCGAGTACCAGCGCGAGGTCACCCGCTGGCTCACCTGGTGCGAAACCCAGCACCCCCCGATCAACCCCTACCAGTGCGGCATCGAAGACATTGCCGCCTGGGCCGGCACCCTCCTCACCGACCAGCTCGACGGACGGCCCTTCGACGGACCCGACGCCCTCGCCCACGTCGCCGAACACCACCGCGCCGCAGCATTGACCCACGACCGGCGGATCACCGCCATCACCCAGTACTACGAAGCCTGCAAAGACCGCGGCGCAATCCGCCTGGCCCCCGACCTCACCATGCTCCGCAGTGGTGTCGACCGGGACGCGGGCACCCCCCGCCGGCTCACCCCCATGGAACGCACCGTCTTCCTCATCTGCATCGGCATGTGGGGCCCCGACCGCGCCCGCCACTACCGCCGCGACCGCCTCATCGCCTACCTGCTCCTCGAAGGCCTACGGCCCGCCGAAGTCGCCCGCGTCGACATGCGCCACCTCTACGACCTCGGGACCGGCGTGTGGGAAGTCCGCGCCCCCGACTACGAGTACGAGGCCGTCGGCAAGAAACACGTCCTGGAGCCGGTCACGGTCGCCGCGCTGATCGAATACCTGCCGTACCGGATCAAACCCGCCGGCGGCGTCCACACCCTCATCACCGTCCAAGGCGGCGGCCCCCTCGACTCCGGCTACCCCAACCTGATCGTCCGACAGATCGCCGCCCTCCACCCCCTCCTCGCGCAGCGCACCCCGCCCGTCACCGCGGACACCATCGCCCACACCGGATACTGGGAGACGCCGGCGGGCTAGGGGACGAAGCGGTCCACCAGGCGGTCGTAGACGGCGACGGCGGCCGCGGCGTGCCGGGCCTTGCGCGCGGAGTCGTCCCTGCGGCGGATGTAGCGCAGCGTCGTCTCAATGGCGGCGTGGTCGGCGTACTCCTGGATCTCCTGGACGGGTACGCCGGCGTCGTGCATGTGGGTCAGCTTGGAGGCGCGCAGCACGTGCGGGGTGAGGTCCCGCCCGGGCAGCACGCCCGCTTCCTTGCCGAGGCGGTTGAGGAGCCGGTCGACAGCGTGCCGGTCCATCGGACGGTCCTGGTCGTCCAGGAGCAGAGGGCCTTGGGTGCGGTCGGTGGTGGCGACGTCGATGAGGTCGCACAGCCTCTCCGGGAGGGGCCAGCTGCGGCCCTTGCCGCCCTTGCGGGATAGGTCCAGCTTGCGCACGCCGTTGACGCTCTTGAGGTGGTAGAGGTGGGCGGAGCAGCACTCGGTGACCCGGCCGGCCAACGTGTAGATGAGGACCGGGACGAGGGCCTGGCGCGGGGTGGCGGCGGCGTTGACGATGGCCTGGAACTCCGGCACTTCCAGGATGGGTGTGGCCGTGGTCTCGTCGCGGGGGTCGACGCGGGGCCTGTCGTACTTGGTGACCGGGGAGGCGATGGACTGGTCCTTGGTCTTCCACTTGGCGTACTCGGACAGCGCGGTGAGAACCGAGAGGCGCCGGTTGATGGTGCGCGGCGCCTTGCCCTGGGCCTTCTGGGTCTTGGTCCAGGTCTCGATGATGCCGGGGGTGATGGCGCCGATGAAGAACCGTTCGTGCCCGCCGAGTTCGCGCGCGACCTGGGCCCAGAGGCGGAGGTCGTCGGCGTAGGCCTGCTTGGACTTGATGGCGGGGACGGCTTCGGAGCCGAGCCAGGAGGTGACGAGGAGGAAGGTGTCGCGGTCCAGGAGCTCGGTGAGGAGCTCGAGCCGATAGCGGCGTTCGCCGAGGCGTCGGTTGACCGGGTTGCGGGGGGCGACGGTGCCGAGGACATCGCGGAGCCAGAACAGAGCCTCCTCCGCACTGCCGGGTGCGGCAAGTTCAGCTCGGGGCCGGGTGGTGATGTTCTGGTCGGTCACGGCCGCCAACTGTCCCTGTAGTCGGGGTGCGTGGCGTACAGGGTGGCAAGCCGCTGGGTGAAGGGGCAGTCGGTTCCGTCGGTGCGGCACACCGTCATCGGCGTCACCACGTCGTCCTTCACTGCCGCTTGGAGATCCGGTTCGTGCTCTTCGAGTTCCAAGCGCTTGAAGGCGATGTCCGCAAGGCCGAACTCCGGGTCCCTGTAGGGCGTTGCCTGGGCTGCTGCCAGGTGCAGCGCGCAGGAGTCGTGGCTGTCGTAGTCTGCTGGGCTCTGGCCGACGTAGTTGATGCAAGGGCCCTTGTGGCCGTCGCGGAGCTCCAGCAGCGCGGTGGCGGCCTCATCGAGACGTGCGTGGCAGAACGCCCAGACTTCATTGAGGCGGATCGGCGCTTCGGCGTTGCTCATGATCTGAGCCTACCGCGATCATGCTTAACACACGTTATGAGCGTCAGGAGGAGCGATCCTGCGGCGAGGTCAACTCGTCGGTCTCATCACGCCAGTCCGTACGACCGCAACGCGGGCAAGGTGGCACGACCATCAGGTGTGCGCAGTCCAGCGCAGCGAACATCTGGCGCGCGCCGCAGAAGCCGCACCAGTGAGGGTGGGTTTCGCGCGGGTCGTCGCACCCGTCGCCGGGACGTCCAGCCATCAGCCTCTCCCGCCTTGTCGGCCCTGAGGAGGAACATTAAAACGAGCTATAGGGATCGTTGCCCTGCGTCAGGCCAGACGGTTGGTGATCGTCACCAGTGACCGTTCCACAGCCTCTTCAATGGTCATGACTCCGTCCCGCACTTCGACGGAGATTCCGCCCGGAAGAACCGCCCGCCCAGGCGCTACCTGGAGATAGGGAAGCTTCGGCGGAGTGACGGCACGGGCAGACTCGGCGAACGCCTGAAACGGGGCTGCGATCTGGGCGCCTACGGCAGCACCCCATCCGCTGGGGGGCTGCGCCCACTTCACGACAGGCTCACTCGGTGCGTTGTAGTGGCGGCTCAACTGGCGGAGAGCGCGTTCGGCGTTCGGGTACGGGCGGTGGCTCATGCTGACCTCCACGGTCTGCCGGGGCTTATGTGAGCTTATAAGGAACCTGACGACCCGATCCCCGCGGACCTCACCTGACAGGCCGTCAGATTCTTCATCAGGAGCGATTCTGAGCGCGGGGCGCATCGGGGAGAATCGACGCCCATCAAGGTTGGTGCACCATACTGGTGCACATTTGATGTAGCACTGGTATCGTGGCCTTATGAGCGAGCCCACCGACCTCAAGTCGTCCAAGCGAATGAGCATCACCTTGATCCCCCGGGCCAACACCGAACTGGAGTGGCTCCAGGGGCAAACGCAGATGAGTCAAACCGATCTCATCAACCGCGCCATCCAGATCATGGGGTTCATCGAACGCCAGCTTGCGGATGGCAAAGAACTCCTTGTCCGCAAGGACGGAGAAGTCGAGAAGATCACCATCGTCTAACGCCGCGCCGCCGAGAAGTGAGGACACCGATCATGAGTAACCGACAGGACACCATCACGCAGGCCATCCACCGCCTCGCCGAAGGCGCACCCGTCCCCGACGGCGTGACGGCACGGGACCCGCTGGCCCTCGCCGAACAGCTCCAGGACGCGAGCGAGGCGGGTGGCTCCCGCGCCTTCGCCGCTTACAAGACCGCGCAGCGCATCGTCACCGGGAAGTGAGGACACCAACCATGATTGTGCAGGTCGATGACCGAGTGAAGTTTCCTCAGGCTCCCGCGCTATGGAACCGGGACCGCGTCTACCGCGTGGCCGACGTGTATCCGGGCGGAGTCGTAGTCGAGTGTGACGGAAACACCTACCGGCTGACCAGCGATGACATCGACCGGATGGAAATGACGGCCGCCGAGTAGCAGCCAGGCAGCCGCAGCAGCGGTGCCCCCGACCTACTGCAATTAGGTCGGGGGCACTGTCATGCAGGCTACCGTCCGGCGAGAACCGGACAACCCGAGAAGCCGCAGGCCAGAGGTACCTGGCAGTACCTCGCAGATACTCGCAGCTACTTGCGGGGCGTTGCCGACTTCCCGCCGAATCCCGTGACTGCCCGGCCGTGACCTGCGGCAACGCCCCGACAAGCAGGTGTACGGCGCGAATTGCAGACCCCCAGCACGCGCAACCCCCGATCTGCCCTACTGTTCCCACGTCCAGCCATTAGTGGGTCCAGGCAAGAGACGGAAGGTAGAGGTGTGTGCCACGTCATACAGCGGGATGTGGAGGAGGCTGTTCCTCCAGGTTTCTCCCGTGTTCCCCGGGACTGCTCAGGACTGGCCGGGACCAGCCGGTACGAGACATCACGAACAACAGTGACGAGCAGTCAGCCGGGCCCGGAGGTTTTGTAGTTCTGCTTGCACACCCTCCTACACTGGTGGAAGCAGAAGGAGCCCAGCCCCGACGCGAGTTTCTCAGGCCAGCGTCAGGCGGGCTCCTACCTGATGTCACTACCCGCCCAGCAAGAGACAAGGAGCAACACGTGCAGGGTAACAAGGACATGGGCAACGTGGACAGGTGGTGGGCCCGCGGTACCCGCTACCTGCGGGAATGGCCGCGCCGTCATGGACGCACTGTCCACGATCAGATGGTCCGGGGCGTGTCGTACGGCGTCGGGAGCGGCGCTGTAAGCGTCCTCGTCGTCTGGTGGCAGAGCCGCCACTGACCGCGATCAGATTCACGATGGCCTCCGCTACGGCGGGGGCCATCGTCGTTCCAGGAGGTTCCGGTGGCCAGGACGGCACGGGCATCACTGCGGTTCCTGTCGGTCCGGGATCTTCGTGCGGTGGAAGTTCTGCCAGGAACGGGAGGCGGTCGGCCCGCGCTGCCCCTGATACCGGGACCCGCGGACCTCGCTCCCGTACGGATACTCCGACGGGGACGACAGAGCGAACACGCAGATCTGCCCGATCTTCATGCCCGGCCACAGCTTGATCGGCAAGGTGGCGAGATTGCTGAGCTCCAGGGTTACGTGCCCCTCGAACCCCGGGTCGATGAACCCCGCCGTGGAGTGCGTGATCAACCCCAGCCGCCCGAGCGACGACTTCCCCTCCAGCCGGGCCGCGAGCGTGTCCGGCAACGACACCCGCTCCAACGTCGACCCCAACACGAACTCCCCCGGATGCAACACGAACGCCTCCCCCGCCGGAACCTCCACCAGCCGCGCCAGGTCATCCTGCCGTCGGGCGGGATCAATGAAGGCGTGCCGGTGATTCTCGAAGACCCGGAATGAGGCGTCCAGTCGGACGTCGATGCTGGCGGGCTGAAGCATCGCCTCGTCGTACGGGGAGATACCGAGCCGGCCGTCAGCTATCGCGGCCTGGAGGTCTCTGTCGGAAAGGAGCACACCGCGAGGCTACGGCCGTCCCGCCGTCGTGTTCCCTGCGCTAACGAGTGCGGCCCTTACGTGCGCAGTATCGGCATCGGCTTCCCTTGCTAACAGAACTGAGGTGGGGACTGCTTTCGTTGCCGCAGGTGGTACACCGACAACGCCAGGGCTTTTTACTTCCCGGGTACGGTTCGAGGGGCTCGAAGCAAGCGGCACGCATTGTTGTTACGGCCTCGTCGGCAGCCAGCCGACGAGCGCAGAAGCGGCAGCCGGTGCCCCTTCGAACACTGTGAAGGGCTGGGCTACTTTCCCCTCCGCACTGCTTGCACACACAACGCCACTGGCGGTGCGCGTTCCCAGGGTATGGCTCCAAGGGATCAAACCCCGCAGCGCGCATTTCCTCCTCAGGATCTACCGGTCGGCCCGCGCAGAATCTGCATCCAGACCCTTTTCGCACGCCGCTGAGGGCCTTGTCACTCTCGTTGCCGCAAGTGGTACAACGACAACGCCAGGGCTTCTTGACGCCTGGGAAAGCTTCCAGGGGTTCAAATCCGACCGCTCGCATCTCCGCTTCGGGGTCGACCGGCTGCCCGTATGCGCAGTGTCTGCACCCAGATCCCTGTCTGATGCTTGTCAGGCGTGGAGCGCTCTCGCGATGACAAGTAATGCAGCGACAGCGCCAGGGGAGCTTGTTAGATCCCGGATAGGGTTCTAGGGGTTCAAATCCGACAGCTCGTGCACTGGCGAAGGCTGCTTCGGAAGGAAGTCGGCTGTTGGCCGTTCGTCGCGCTGTTGCGCAGATTGGGCATCCGCTTCCTCTTCGCACGAATTCCAGCCGGGGAGCAGTCTGAGTCCCGCAGGTGGTGCACAGGCAGCGCCAGGGTGTACGCGTGTTCCCCGGGTAGGGCTCCAGCGGTTCAAAGCCCGCCGCCCGGATGTCGGCATCAGCTGCGGCTGGCTGCACTGGGGCGTTGGGGGCGCAGTACCTACAACCAGCTGCGCTTGTGCGTATCGAAACCAAGCGCTTTGGGGAAGGGCGGCCACAGACGATGCAGCGGCAAAGCCAGTGGAGGTCCACGGACTGAGGGTAGGGCTCTAGCGGCTCAAAGCCAGCCGCCCGCATCTCTTCCTCGGCACGTTCCTTGGGCACGCCATGCCACTCGTCTGACATGAGGGGGATCATCTCGACCCACCGCTCGACAGTGTCGGCCCGTCCGGCACCGGCGTAGAAGGTGTGCATGTGTGCTTCCCGCTCAGCGTCCTTTCGTGCTGCCTCGCAGGTGATGCAAGCACGGCCGCTGCGTACCTTGATAAGTCGTGGCTTGCTTTCAACTCCGCACTTCAGACAGCGTGCACGCCAGGGTTTGACCGTGCTCCCCGGGTAGGGATCAAGCGGTCGGAAGCCAGCCGCCCGCATCTCTTCCTCGGCACGCTGTAGGAACTCCGCCCGACTTTCCCCCACCCCGCCACTCCCCTTCGTGCCCCACTAGGTTCCGTCTCATGTTACACGCTTTGCCTAGGGTGGTAGATGCCTAGAAGGCGCTAGACGAAGACGGTGATTAGCTACCTCCCGGCCCGCCGTTCCTCCAGTGCCCGCGTGCACAGGACGCACAGCGGGTTTCCGCCCAGCCCGTACCGGTGGGTGGGGTGCTGGCAGCCGCGGCACGGTCCCACGAGGGACGGCGCGCACTCGGGGGCCGGCGGGGCAGGTCTGTCGGAGATCGTGCTCATGCCCGCCAGCCTACGACCGAGCAGGGGGAACGCCCGGATGGAGCGGCGGGAGACTGGTCACACCGCCCCACCCCGCGATCGGAGCCCTTCCCCATGCCCGACATCCTCGAGCCCGTCTTCCGCAGCGACGTCACCGTCCAGCTGGTCAAGGCCACCGCGTCCGACGCCGACGTCTTGTTCGCCGCCCGTGTGTCCACCCTCGGGGAGCAGTCCATCGACGAGGTCGGCAAGGACCCGGAGCGGTCCAAGGGGCTGCTCAACTATCTGATGCGGGAGCGGCATGGTTCGCCCTGGGAGCACACGTCGATGACGTTCCTGATCAGCGCCCCGATCTTCGTATTCCGGGAGTTCCACCGTCACCGCGCCGGCTGGAGCTACAACGAGGAATCCGGCCGCTATCGGGAGCTCCACCCCGTCTTCTACATCCCCAGTGCGGGTCGGAAGCTGGTTCAGGTCGGCAAGCCCGGTGCATACACCTTCGAATACGGGACCCTCGATCAGCACGACCTGCTCGAGAACACGATGAAACGCTCCTACACGGAAGCGTTCGAGGCGTACCAGCTACTGCTGCGAGATGGTGTCGCTCGCGAGGTGGCACGGGTCGTGCTGCCGGTGGGCCTGTACTCGTCCATGTACGCGACGTGCAACGCGCGGTCGCTGATGCACTTCCTCGGGCTGCGCACCACCCACCCGAATGCGGCGATCAAGTCCAGCCCCCAGCGGGAGATCGAGATGGTCGCCGAGCAGATGGAAGCGGCCTGGGCGGAGCTGATGCCCCTCACCCACGCCGCGTTCAACGCCAACGGACGCATCGCCCCCTGACCCAGATCGCACACCAGTTCAGGCAGACGGCGGCCCCGACGGATCCCGAGGCGCCTCATGCAGGGGCAGCCGATGCTGAGCCCGCACCACCATGCTGATCCGCTGCACCACCAGACAAGCGATCACCAGCAGAAGCAGCGTCCGGACCGTACGGAACACCATCGCCGGCGCCCCGTGATCCCACACCGTGATCGCGACCGTGTACGCGCCCAACGCGCCGATCGCCAGGGTGAACGTCATGATGTGCCGGCCCACCGCCGTCGACCGCCACGGCGCGAACCGGCTGTACACGATCCCGAAGACAAGGCTGCACAGGGCGACCAGGCTTGAGGCTGCCAGGTTGGCGAGCTGTGCGCAGTCCATTAGCGGGGGCCTCCCTCGAAGGCTTGACGGAAGAGTTCCGCGAAGTGGTTCTGTTCCCGCTCGCTGGCGAGGCGTGCGGCGACGCGGTCAACGAGCGGGCGGTGTGCTTCCACCGTCCGGCGGGCCTTCTGGGCGCGGGACAGGGCCTTCTCGGCTTCCCGCTGCCCGTGTGTCTTGGCGGCCTGGTCCGGGCGCTGCGGGGCGGGCTCAGGACGGCGGCGCAGCAACCGACTGATCCATCGCATCCCCGGGCACCTCCCCTCGTATGGCGCGCAGAACGTGGTTGGCGACTCTCGACAGTTCGAGGAGTTCACCGACTTGGTTCTGTGCTTCGATGCGTGCGGCTTCGCTCTCCCGGTGCGCTGCTCTCCATGCGTCCCGTTCCGCGATGACTTCTGCGACGCGGGCGTCGCGGTCTTTGCGGACGTCTTCGAGGACGGCGCGTGAGACGAGACTGCCTCGGAGGATGAGCAGCACGATAAGGGTGACGATTGCCCCGGCCCCGCCCGGCAGTAGGACGCTGACGGCCGACAGGTCATTCACCTCTGCTGCTCCTTGTAGTGGGGGGTGGGGTACGCGGGTGCCGCTGCCAGTCGACACCGTGCGCACCATCGGGGTTGGTCAGACCGAGGTGGGGCCCGGCCGCTTGGCCAGCGGGCCGGACTGCTCGATGCTCAGGGCCGGGACGGGCGCGGTGACCTCCCGTCGGAGGAACAGAGCGACGGCGCCCTCCACCACCAGCATCCACAGGGCCTGCTGCTCTGCGCTCATGGCGAGGCCGAAGCCGAGGAACAGGGCCAGGACACCCTGGGCGAGGTTGACGATGGCCGCGGCGGCCGCGCCGGTGCGCAAGACGATCGCTTCGGCGAGGGCGACGACGCCCGACAGGACGGCCATGATGACGGCCTGCTGTTCTGCGGAGACGTCCAGGCCGTACGCGGAGGACAGCTTGAGGGCGACAGCGACGAAGCCGAGCAGGAGGACGGGTTCGCGTCCGAGGATCTTCACGGTCAGGACTCCTTCTTGAGGGCTGCGACGTCGGCGCGCAGGGCTGCGACGTCCTTACGGAGGGCGGAGACGGCGCCGGGCAGTCCGACGACGGCGTTGTAGATGGACTGGACGTAGCTGGACAGCGTCCACTTCGTGTTCTTGGCCTTGTCCGGGGCGGACTTCGGCGCGGGAATGTTGTCCCGGTGGATGACGGCGTCGCCGATGTCGGCCTTGCTGTAGCCGGCCATGGGGTCCTCCTCGGTTGCTGGCGTCTTCGTGGTGGGCCTGGGGGCGCCCTTTTGGACCCAGGCGTAGAGCGGTCCGCCGGGGCAGGCGGTGGCGTAGCCGTCGCGGTGGCCCTTGATCTCGTTGCCTGCGCCGTTCTTGCGGAGCAGGTCGATGCCGTCGCGGATCGCGGACAGCATGGCGTCGGTGGGCTGGGTCAGACCCTCGGATCCGACGAGGCCGACGATGGCGTAGTGGCCCTGGTTGAGGGCCTGGTTGCCGTTGGCGCCGGTGCGCTTGCGGAGGCCGCGGCCCTCGAGGAGGTAGCCGTGCGGGCAGGCCGCGTAGTTGTAGGCGACGTCCGAGTAGTTCTCGGTCTTGTTCGCCAGGTGCGAGGCGCGGATGGCCTTCCACTCGGCGATGCACGCGTTGTGGTCGCTGAGCAGCTTCGTACTGACTGGGGCGCCTTCGTAGTGGACCTTGACGCCCTTGGTGCTGGTCTGGGTGGGGGCGGCCGACGCCGGCCAGCCGAGCTGCGCCCGGGTTACGAGCTTCATGAGTCAGGACTCCTTCGGGAGGGGGCTGACGCGGGGGACCTTGAGCTGCCGCCAGGCGGTCTCGTCGGGGGTTCCGGAGGTGTCGCCGTCGCCCTTGGGGCGCAGGGTCTTCTGGTAGGCCTGCCAGGCAGCACGGTGGGCGGTCGTCCAGTCCGGGCCCAATGTCTTGCCCTGGGGGGCGTGGCCTTCGGCGGTGAGGCGGGCGCCTGCTGCCGTGTTGATGGGGCTGTAGCGGCCGCCGTGGAAGAACTCGGGCCCGGGGTAGGGCTCGTACCTGCTGGCGTCGTCCGGGGCCTCGACGGGGGCGGGTACCGGTGCCGCGGCCGGGGTTGCGTCGGGGACGTCGGCGGTCTTCTTACGGGCAGCCGTCTCATCCTGCTGCTTCGGATCGGGCATTGCCCGTACTCCTGAACTCCCCGCGCCCAGGTGAACTTGGTGGCGGGCCGCTGTGGTGCGGCCGTCCCTCAGTTGGGTGGGGCAAGGGCGGAGGGTCGCCCTCTATGATCAGAGTAGAGGCGGCCAAGGCAGTCGTTCCCCTGGCCGCCCGGGGGCCCTACTCTTCGATCGGCTGCGGGTCGAGCTTCTCCGCGGTGAGGATCCGGCAGTCCTTGCCGCAGCAGCCATCGGACCCGCACACCACCCGGATGAACTTCAGCTCACCGTTGTTGGAGTAGAACATCGGGAAGTACACGATGACGTTCTCCTGCGGGCAGCCAGGCGTGACGCACGCGGAAGTGATCGAGTACCAGGTCTGCGGCTCCCAGTCGATGACGCCGGGTTCCGGGACCGGGTCGGGGGTGGGCGGCGGCTCTGACGGGGGCGGTTCGAGCGGCGCGGGCGGCGGCGGCTCGATCGGTATCGGGTCGGACTCTGCCGACTCGGGGGCTGCGGACTGCGGAACGGGTGCGCTCTCGCTCATGATCCAATCACCATCCAGTTCACGACGGTTGCTGTGGTGTTCTCGCGGTTGACCCAGACGAGCATCCCGGTGGACGTCACGGAGGACACGGCGACGCCGGTGACGCCCTGGGCGCCGACGGGGGTACGGACGCCGGGCACGGTGGTGGCGGCGGTGGCGTAGCCACGGAACGTGGTCCCCTTCAGCGCGGTGAAGGAGACGGATGCGCTGGTGGGGGTGTGCGCGGCGGACGGGGTGATGGTGGTCGTGCCGGTGATGATGTTCCCGGCGGTCATCATCCCGGCGATGTTGGTGTTGCCGTCCTTGTCGACGGTGAACTTGTCAGCGTCGCGGAACAGTCGCAGGAGGGGCCCGGTGTGTGCGGTGTTCGCTGCCACGTAGAGGGTGCTGAAGGCGCTGGCGGGAGGCAGGTCCACGGCCAGGCGCCCGTTCCTGAGAGTGGCCAGGTTCGCCTCAACGTCGATCCGGGTGTTCTGCGTGGTGTCGTCGTCGTTGATGAACCCCACGTAGCCCCGGGTGGGGAGAAGGATCATCTGCCCGCCGATTTTCCGCGCTGGACTGGTGTCCGTGGTGTACCGCTCAATGCCTGCTACGTCCCGGCCAAGGGTCGTGTGCCAGAACACGTCGGTGTAGCCGCTGGCGGGGAACCTGCCGCTGACCATCTCAAGGGTGGCGTCGCCTGTGACCGGCTCCGATACGGCGATCTTGGCGCGGTTCGAGTCGGCCGCGTTGCTCAGGGTGAACATCGGGTAGGTGGCGTTGGGGTTGAGCCAGAGGATGGCGCCGCTGGTGCCTTTGACGAGGAGGCCGCGGGCGGACAGTTCATTGACCGCTACGTTGTCCGCGTTGTATCCGATGAACTTGTTGGCGTCGCCCTCGTTCAGGGCCATGCGCTCGCCAGTGGTGTCGGTCTGGATGACGGCGCCGGTGATGATGGATCCGTTGATCTCCCCGCCGGTGATGGTCTTACCGGTGATGGCGTCGGCAGCGAGCGCGGTCGTGGTGACGGCCCCGGCAGCGAGCTTCCCGACAGTGATGGCATTAGCTGCGATCTTGTCGCTGGTCACGGCGAGCGCGTCCAGTTTCGCGGTCGTCACCGCACCCGATGCGATCTTGTCAGCGTTCACCGCGCCCGCATCGATCTGCAACGCCTGCACCGCCGCCGCAACCAGCTTCTGCGTCGTGATCGCACCATCCGCGATCTGCGTACCACCCGCAACCGGCCGCACCGCCGCATTGTCGAACCACAGCCGACCCGCTGAGCCAGCCGTTGACGCGACCATCAGCTTGAACCGGGCCGCATTGGCAGGTGCCGTCACCGTGGCACTGATGCGCTGCCACGTGGCGCCGAGCGTGGGAGGGCTAGCTTGTGCGGCACCCGTCGACAGGAATCCTCCAGTCGAGTTCTCCCAGCGGGCAAAAATCCGCGGGGTCCCCACGTAGTCCGTGGACGCCTGGTAGTCGACCGCCAGATACAACTGATCGCCAGGCAGGGCGGCCATGCTGAACAGGGCCAGATCCCGGTTTGTCGAAGACGCGGCTGCCGCGTTCACCTGCAACGACTTGGCGGAACCGTTGCCCTTGCTTGCGTCTACGGACCAGAACGCGTCCCCTGCGACAAGGGCTTCCGTGTAGGCGCCTTCGAAGCTGGGGTCGGACAGCAGGTTCCCTCCCCCAGACACGGTCAGCTTGTCCGTGGTGATGGCCCCGGCTGCGACCTTCGCCGACGTGACCGCCCCCGCCTGAATGTTCCCCGCCACCACCGAGTCCGCAGAGAGCTTCCCCGCGGTCACCGCCTCCGACGCGATAGCCGGGCCCGTCACCGCATTGTCCGCGATCTTCCCGACCTCCACCGCAGCGTCCGCCAAGTTCTCGGCGAGGACCGCGGAGTCCTGGAGAGCGACGCTACCGACGGCGTCGGCTGCGATCTTCGCTTCGGTGACGGCGCCCTCAGCGAGCTTCACCGTGGTGACGATGCCGTCCACGATGTCCGTCGCCACCACCGGAGCAGGCCCCAGCGGACCCGCCTGCAAGGTGGGCTCCGACGGGGTACCGGACGTGCTCCGGGCGATCAGCCGCACATACACGGGCTCCTCGCACGGGACGACGACAGTGCCGCCCTGCGGGGTTTCGAACGTGCTCTTCAGCGTCTCCAGTGACGCTTCGAACCCGTCCAGGGTGGAGGCGTGGACTTCGACGCGCTGCCAGTCCAACGGCGCCACCACCCCGTCCACGAAGCCGCCGTTCCACGACACGGTGACCCCACCCAGCACCGACCCAAGAATCGGCGCCGACGGTGACGGGGGCGGGGGCCCGTTCACGATGTTCACCGCGGTCGTGCCGTCGCTCTGCACACCGACAATCGCACGGAGACTCCCAGCACCGTCCTTCACCTCGAGGGCACTGTCCTCGATGCTGCCGCCGTGCGCGTACCGCTGACCCCGCTTGATCTCCTTCAGCTCCTGCCGGAGCCGGGCAACTTCAGTAGTCAGATCGCGTGCCATCGTCATGCCTCCGCGGGGCCGTAGTGGAAGGAATCAGCGCGCTGCAACGTCAGCACCGCCTGATCCGGGGATTCGGTGGGCCGGTAGGAGTCGGCCAGGACACGGCACCAGCCCGACCATGACGTCCACTGGTTGTTGACCGTGACCTGCACGTCGTCACCGATCTGCCACGACCCCAGCGGCGCGTTCGGATGATGCCGGACCGTCACCGACTCGACCTGGCCCATGACCCGCCGGCGTTTCAACTCCGCGGCCGCCCGCTTCCCAAGGACGTCGTTGCCGTTGACCGTGGGCAAAGCCAGGACCGTCTCCATGCGCAGCCCACCGTCCCTCGAGGGGGCTTCCGCCCGGCGGGTGGCAGTGCCCTCACCCGAGCCGGTCGCAATGACCACGTTGGCAAAGTCGTCGCCGCTGTAGGTGACGGGGACGGCGTCGATGATGTTCACGCCGGTCCGGAAGGCGATGTCCGTACGGCGGGCCCCCAGCCGCGGGTAGCCGAGCTTGAGGCGCTTCTCCACGCCGCCGCCGAGGTAGCGGCAGGTGTTCGTGTACTGGGGTGCGCCCTCCTCTGAGACGAGGTCGTCCAGGTGGTCGCCCAGGTTGGGGTTCTCGTACCAGTACGAGTGCCACGGCTCCTTGGGTGTCCCCACCGTGATCTTCGAGGCGGTGGAGTCGACGACCACGCCCAGGTTGCCGTCAGGCTGGGACTGCGCATACGCCCACACGTCCCGGATGATTTTGCACGGATCGGTGTTCACGTACGGGCCGCGGCCGGCGAGTTCGCCGTGGGTGTCGTGGCGTTTCGTCAGGTACGACGACCAGGACGCGGCCTCGATCTGGAATTCGCCGTCCTTGACGGTGATGTCCCAGATCAGGCCGCCCCACCGCAGGTAGCCGTCGGCTTCGGCGTAGATGACGGCCTTGCCGGGGATCAGCGAGGCGACGTTGGCTTTCACGAACCGCGGCGTGAGCGTGCCGGTGAGCTGGCCGGGCCCGTTGAGTTCGTTGCCGAACTCGGCCTGCGCCAGGGGCAGGTCGGGGTGGAGTTGAGAGCCGGTGAGGGCGTGCTGGGTCCAGAACCGCCAGCGGCCCACTACAGCCGTCCCTCAAGGAACTCCACGTCGATCTTGAAGGTGGTGCGGGAGTCCACGCCGATCAGTCCGTCGTTCAGCGGGTCCGTGCGCATGCGGGAGACGATCGGCTGGTTCGTGCCGCGCATCGCCGCCCCCGCGGTGGTGGTGAGGTCGATCGTTTCGACCATCTCCACGTTGATGCGGCGGGTGACCGCGCCCTGGTTGTCGTCGATGAAGACCTCTTGGAACGCCTCGACCGTGCCGAGCTTGAAGCGGAACGCGCCGAACACGTCGCCGACTGCGAGACGCAGGCCGTTCACGGAGAACACGACCTTGGCGGTGGCCGCCCAGGAGGGGATGGCGAGGGTGGCGAGGGTGACGTTGGGGTGCGTCTTCCACGTGCTGGACGTGCCGGAGATCTCGATGACCGGCCCGCCAGGCTGGTAGTAGGGGGTGAGGACCCGGTCACGGCGCGGGTTGGCGACTTTCCGCAGATCCTTGACCATGGCGTTGGTGATGGTGGCCGTGGACGCCGGTATGTCGATCCGAGCGAGCGGAATCGCGGAGTACCCGGCTGGAACGGTGGTCGCGGTGGAGGACACGTTGCCGATGACCTCGAAGAACACGATCGGGTCCACGGCCGGGTCGCGGGTGCCCTCGTACTCGGGGTCCTCCACCCGCAGCACCAGCATGTCGGAGCGGCCCGTGCCGCCGGTCGCGGATATATCCACGGTGTCGGAGCCGATGTTGTAGGCGTTGTAGTAGCCCTGAACGGGGCTGACCTTCCCGGCGATGACCGCGGACCCGTCACCGATCTGCACGCCCGCACCCGGCGTCGACAAGGCCGTCACCTTCAGGTCGGAGCCGGTGGTGACGCCCTGGTTGTCCCGCGCCAGGTCTTTGATCATCATGCGGAACTGCTGCGCGGAGTGCTCCGCGCCCAGCGTCGCGATCGGGACAGGTACGAGTGCCATCAGTGCCTCACAGGGCCTTGTACGCCGGCCACCAGGTGACGGCGAGAGAGCTGGTCAGGGTGGGGTCGGTCGCGTTCCAGTGGATTTCGTTCAGGCCCGGGTCGAGACGGAACAGGTCGATACGGGACTGCGGGGTCAACGCCATGCCGCCGCCGTTGCTGCGGAGGACGGTCCGCCAGCCGGGCCGGGTGTCGATCTCCACCCACTCCCCCGCCAGCAGCGACCCCTGCACGGTCAAAGTCCGTCCGGATGCGACGTGCTTGATGACGGGGTTGGCGCACGGTCCGGTGATCCGCAGGACAGGCCACGTTGGCGCGGTCCCAGCGGTGTCGATGAACCCGGGCCGTCCGACGGCTCCGGCCGTGTACTCGATCGTGAACGGGAACACGAGGGGGAAGGTGAGTCCGCCTTGGGTGAGGGCGCCGAGCGGCATGGACGTGGTCTGCTGCTCGTCGTAGAACAGCTGGTCCTGGCCGGTGAACTCAATGTCGAGGGGTATCAGGCCGTGCTTGGCCTGGGTCAGGACGGCGGCGAGTTCGCGGATCCGTCCGCGGACGATGCGCGCGGGCCGTCCGGGGAACTTCAGCCGCAGGTCGGTGGTGGCCCCGCCGGCGAGGCGGACAGCTTCGTTGTCGGCGGCTTCCTGAAGCTGGGCGTGGACGTCAAGGGCGGCCTGCTGGTTCCCGGGGGTCTTGATACTGGCGTCGATCTTGATGGTGCGGCCGTTGAACAGGTCTGGACCCAGCCACAATCCGTCCTGGCCCGGGGGTTCCACATCCGCGGTCCGCTGCGGCGCCCGGCCGAGCCCTTCGATCGCCGCGATGACGACGGGGGTGCCCTTCCCGATGAGGACCCCCGCCAGCTCGTGCTGGCCGTCGACCAGCTCCACGGGTGTACTCACGACGCCCCCCTCGCGGCCACGCCGCCACGCGCGAGACGCCGCAGCTGGTAGCCCTGCCTGGTTTCGATCTCGCGGGCCAGGTCACGGTCCGACTGGCGGTCGGCAATGTGGACGTGGGACTCGCCGACGAGCGGGCCCTGCTCGCGGATGATGACGACCCGTCCGGCCTGCCCGTCCGTGAGGCCGAGCCCGAACCGGGAGGCGACGTCTCCGAGGACGCGGGTGGCGGAGCCGCGCTTGTTCTGGCCGAGGGGGATGTACGCCTCGCCGCGGGTGGTTGGTTCCGCGAAGCGGATGATGCCGCCCTGGGTGGCGTACATGCCCGCCCGGATGCCGCCGTTCTCGTACGCCTTGCCAGCGTTGGCCTTGCCCAGGTCTTGCAGGAACTTGAACGCCTTCGCGCCGAGCAGCTGGTGCAGCTTCAGCTTGCCCTTGTTCCCGACCTCGATGATCTCGTCTTCACCCAGGCCGGTCTTGTCCGCGACCTGGTGAATGCCGATGTTCTTCGACGTGATCGCGGCAATGATCTCGATGAACTTGTTCATCTCGTCGGAGGTCATTTGCGCCTTGCGCTGCTTGACTTCCTCGTTCGCCTTCTTCGCCTTCGACTTGCTGCCCGCGGCCTCCGCCGCCAGGTCCATGGCCGCCTGGTCGCCCTGCGCAGACAGTTGGGAGGCAAGGTCGCCATATCCCATCGCTGCCAGCCGGGCGAGGTTGTTCTGGAAGATCTGCTGGTTGCCCGTGTCGTGGGACAGCTGCTCCGTGAAGTCGGAGAGGCGCGCGCGGGCTTCCTTCTCCAGGTTCCGCAGGGCGATGGACATCTGGGCCACGTACTTGTCGGTGCCCTTGGCCATCTTCTCGGCGATCTTCAGGCCGTCCTTGCCCATACCGGCCAGGGCCCGCGCCACGTCCCCGCCCGCCCGGTCTGCGACCTTCTCCAGATTGCGGTTCCACGCCGCGGTGGCCTCGCCCAGGTCCCACAACTTCCGCTCGACCGCGCCGAGGTCGTAGTACTCGACCGACTTGCCCTTGACCTTCTTCGTCTTCTTCCCCGCGGCCGCGGCGTCCGAGGCCGAGTACAGGGACCCTGACACGGGGTCGAACTGCCAGCCGGAGATGCCGCCGGACGCGTACCAGTCGATGCTGCTGGGGTCGCCCCCGAGGCGCTTTACGGTCTCCTCGGCAATCCTCCGGGACCGGGGTCGCTTCGTCGGGCTGAGGGGTATGTACGATTCCCCGCCTGTCTCCCGCTCCGCAAAAATGCGGTAGGACCCGGCCGGGGCGATCTCTGCGACGTGCTGGTTCGGGCGGTCGCGGGAGTCCCGCATGCCGCCGTCGGCGTAGAAGGTGAGGACGCTGCCACGGGCTTGCGGCGTGACACCCGGGTACTTCTTGCCGTCGATCGCGGACCCGGTACGGACGGTGTTCAGGTACTCCGTCTTGTAGATCCCGATCCCGATGTTCTTGCCTTGCATGCCGTTGATGGCGCCCTGAATGGCGTTGACCGCGCTGATGGGGGTGCCGGTCGGGATGGTGATCTTGACGTTCTTCGACCCCGGCACGTCCTCGATCTTGAAACCGAGGGCTTCCAGCTGCGCCCGCGCGGCAGCGGTCGGCGCCGCCATCGTGATTGTCTTGCCGTGGGTGGAGGCAACCTGCGCCTTGACCGCCTCAAGGTCGGTGATTGCAGCCTGCGTCTCCGCCTTGATGAGCGTCTCCACCTCGCTGGGCACTCCCAGCAAAGTGTTGACGTACTCGGTGGCCTTCTGCTTGTTCCCGTCGAAAGCCTGCGTTGCCAGGGTCAGCATCGACGCACGCAGCTTGTCGGTCTTGCCGGTCATCGTCTCGAACGAGTCACCGGCCGCGATCCCGGAGGCGATCAGTTCGTCCTGGGACTGCGCCGCCTTGGTCATGGCCTCGGCGTTGCGGCGTCCGGCGTCGGTGTTGAGGTCCAGGGTCGCCCCGTGCTCCTTGAACGAGGCGGTCAGGTCGTCGATGGACTGCTCAAAGCTGATCTCGGCGGAGTAGGCGTCCCGGTTGGTTTCGTTCAGCGCGATCAGCGACGCACGCAACCCGTCTGCGGCACCCTTCTGCGCTGACAGCTTCGCCGTGGTGTCGAGCGCCGCCTGCCCGAAGATCCCCTGGGACTGGGCCGTCAGTTCCTGCTCGAACGCCAGGTCAGCAAGCGCGTCGTCGTACGCGTCCAGCTGCTCACGGAACGCCCCGACGTCCTTGCCGTCTGACTTGAGGGCATCCATGGTGCGCTTGAGCGCCAGTTCCGCCTGCTCCGCGTTGCCGTTCTTGACCAGGCCAGCCAGGCCCTCGTCAAAGTCGTCGATGTTCTTCTTGGCGTCCTTGATCGGCGTCGAGTCCATGCCGAAGAACGACACGACCGACTGCTGGACCTGGTCCAGGCCCTCGGGATCGACGACCTTCTGGAGGCTGTCGCCCAGCTTGCTGAAGTCTTCGCCGAACACGCGGGCGGACTCCCCAGCAAGCTCTCCAGTTGCTCCGAACCGCTTCAGGGAGGACGAGACCTTGTCCAGGTCTGCGGGGGCGTCCTTGCCGACGGACGTGAGTTCGTGCAGCGCGTAGACGGCAAGGCCGATACCGGCGACGATGACGGACGCCTTCGCAGCGGTACCGAGGGCCAGGAACGCGGCACGCAGTCCGGCGAGACCGCCGCCCGCGGCAGCGGAAGCGCCGGCCAGTCCGAGGATCGCGGCCCTGACGGCGGTGATACGCCCTGCGACGGCGCCCGCTGCTGCCCCGGCGAGGGTGAGCACCTTGAGGGCGACCGCGGCCTGGAGGATGACGGCGACAGCTTGCGGAGGGATCGCGGCGACCAGGTCCGCGGCCGCGGTGACCAGGGTCAGCATGGCCGGCCCTGCTTCGGACGACGCCTCGAGGAGGTTGCCGACCGCGTCACCGATCGAGTTCAGTGCCTCGCGGGCGGCCGGGCCGTTCTCCCGCATGTAGGCGATGATCTGGCCGATCACGCCCGCGTCCGTGCCACCCTCGGACAGGACCCGCATCAGATGAATGACCTGGTCGGTGAAGTCGTCCAGCTTCGCCTCGGTCAACTCGGCGGCCTTGTCCGACAGGTGGTCGAAGGCGGCGGTGTTGATGGCGCCGCCAGCCACGGTCACCAGCCGGTCCATAGACCCGGAGAACGCTTCGACCTCAGGCGACAGGTGGGGCAGCAGCTCCCCGAGAATGGTCATGCCCTTGGTGACGGGGGCCATGGTGAAGCCGGACAGGTCGTCGGACCAGTCGCCGAACGTCGTCTTCAGCCGGGACAGGGCGACTGCGGCCTTCTGCGTCTCGGGCGGCATTGAGGCGAGCTGCCGCTGGTAGGCGAGCTGCGCCTGTGCGGCTTCCTTCGAGGCTGCGCCGTGCTCGCGTACGGCGTCTTGGTACTTCTTCTCCGCGTCGGCGGCTTCGGTGAGGGGGCCGATCTGTCCGGCGAGGGCGATACCGAACGCGGCTGCTGCCCCGCCGGTCGCGGCGAACATGCCGGCAAGCGGGGCGAGGCTCGCTGTGATGCCGGCGATGAGGGGGATGGCAGCGGTGGCGATGGGCAGCAGACCGCCAAGGCCGAAGGCCGCTCCCCCACCTCCGCCTCCGCCGCCGGGAAGGCTGGGGAGGGGCATCCTCAGGCGGGAGGTGTCGGGGTCGACGCGGACACGGATGGTTTGGTGCATCGACGCCCAGCGGACGGCGGCGGATACGTCCCTGCGGAGCTGCATCGGATCGGCGAGGCCGATGGGGATTTCGATGCGGTGTCCCCACGCCGCCCACCGCACGGCGTCCTCCACCTCACGCCGCAGCTGCATCGCGTTGCCGAGGCGGAGGTTCACGGCCAGGCCCTGCCCGGCGCCCGCGGCGGTGAGGGCGGAGGTGACCTCGCTGCGGAGGTGGTCGGCGTCCAGGTCCAGGCGAACCTGGAGACCCTGACCGGACCCGGCCGCGGTGAGCGCCGCGGTGACGTCGGAGCGGAGGTGCCCGGCGTCGATGTCGAGGCGGACCGTGATGTCCCCGGCGGCCGCCGTACGCAGGAGGGCGAGTTCCTCGCGGGCTTCCTTGATGCGGTCGCGGAGCTTGCGAGCCTCCTTCGCGGAGTCCTTCAGTGTCTGCTTGAGGTCGGAGCCCTGCCCGGTCAGGCGTACCGACAGATTCCACTCGGACACGGGCGGGCTCCTTCCTCTAGTGCTGGTGCTGCTTCTGGAATTGCAGGGCGGTGTGGACGCTGGTCGGGATCAAGGCGACCTTCACGCCGTGGCCCTCGCTCCCGTCCGGGATCTGCTTTTGCCGGTCGGCGAGGATCTGGCAGCCGACACAGCGGTGGGTGGTGGCCCGGTAGGCGTCCTCGTCACCGCCGAGGTCTTCGTCCCACTCCTCGGGTCGGGTGCCGCAGGTCGGGCAGACCTGCTTGAGGTACGCCTCGTAGGCGCGGGCCTTGCGCCGGTCGAGATCCGACCAGGTGCCGTCTCCGTGACCGCGGTAGTAGGAGTGCGGGATCCGGTAGGCCCGGCACAGCTCCATCTCGGTACGGAAGTCGGCATCGTCGATCAGCCTTTTCCCAGGTCGGAACGCTTCCGCTGCTGCACCAACCAGGCGGCGCCCCACAGGGCTTTCCAGTCGTCCAGCGGCCACGCCTGCATGGCGTGCTGCGCGTACTCCAGGGGCATCTCGTCGGTGCTGGCGGCAGCGATGAGCGCTGGGGCGAACGTGTCGACGTGGAACTCTGTGCTCTGTTCCTCGTCTTCGAGGGGAGGGTGCTCCTTAATGAGGGCTTCGAGCCGTCCGCGCTCAAGGGCCTGGAAGGTGAGGGTGACGGTCGCTGCTTCGTACGCCTCCGTGGCCGCCTTCAGCTCGGCCTGGGCTTCACGTGCCTGCGCTCGGACGTGGGCGGCGGCTTCCTGGTCGGCGTCCTTCGGCAGGGACTTCTTGTAGTCCTCCACGCGGGCCGCGGCCTGCTTGGCTGTCTGGTAGCGGTCGCGGACGTCGGGGTCGGCGCACAGGCGGAGGGTCTGCGTGGGCTTGGGCATGCTGTCCAGCTGCTTCTGGATGGCGTCCCAGGCGTTGGTGCTGGTCATACGGAGGGTCTCCTGTGGGAAGGGACCCGGCCGGGCGCGTGGCGCCCTTCCCTGAACCGCGACGGGCCCGGCCGGGTGCTGGTGGGACCGGGATCAGCCGGCGGTCGGGACGGTCTGGTTGAAGACCGGGCGGTCAGTGATCGTGAACTGGACGGTCACCTTGGCGGCCTCGTTGTCGGCCGTGTACGCCTTGGAGTTGGACACGACGGTCACAGGGAAGACGTCCATACCCTTGTTGCCGGCGGTCTTGCCCTTGGAGAAGATGACGACGAAACCGCTGGTGCCCTTCGCGAGCTCGGTTTCGACGTCGTCGAGGGTGCTGTCCTCGTAGAACGTGAGGCTGGAGTCGGCCGCGGAGTCGTCACCGCCGATCTTCGACACGAACGTGGACCCCATGTCGGGGGTCTCGATCGGGGTGTTCTCCAGCGACCAGCCGTCGATCGCGTTGATCTGGTCGGTGTAGTCCGTACCGGCGGTGATCTCCGCATCGGTCGGGATCAGGGTGGTCGCGGCGATCGTCGGGACGAAGTAGATCCGGGTCAGAGTCTTGCGGTTGAACCTCATGGTGGCCCCTCGCGGATAGGGGCCGATGGGACCCCTGCTACACGTGTCGGTGTGGCGGCCACCTGTGGTGGTGGCGTCCGCGTGGGGTCCCGCCGCGGTGCGGTCAAGCGCTCCCCTTGTCGGGGCTATCCGGCCGGCTGCTCCTCGAGGAAGAGCCGGTAACGGATCACTGATGTGATGATGGCATCTCCTGGGTCGGACGTTCCCCCCGCTTCGCGTGCCTCCCGCCGCCAGCAGTTCACGCCCGTCCCGACGTTGAGCGGATGCATATATCCAGGGCCGCCATCTGCGGGGCGGTCGACGACCTTCCAGGCACGGTCGGCCATCCACTGCGCCTGCTCGTCGCCGCCGCGGCTGTCGGGAACTCCGGGGGTGGGCCCGGACACGAATGTCGCCTGGTAGTCGAGGACGGCGGCTCGCTGATTGTCGGCGAACGTGGCGGTGGCGTCGGTGCGGTCCAGGGGGTACAGGATCGTGTACGGCGGCGGTACCGGACTGCCCTTGCTGTCCAGGGGCACGGAGCGCAGCCCGACGGGCTTGCCGGTGAGCGAAGCCAGGAGGGACTGGAGGCCCTGGGTGACGGGGAGTCTCTGGATCACAGTCAGCTCCCGAAGATCCTGGCCAGGGCCGCCTTGAACGCGTCCTCGTACTCGTCGGACAGCTCGTTCACCGCGGGCTCCACGTGCGGGTACGGCGGCTGGAAAAAGTGCCGGCCAATACTGTCCGTCATGTCCCAGAACCCAAACTCGAGGCGCCGCCCGTAGGGCTGGGTCGTGCCGAGCGTTGCTCCCCCGCCGTCCGGCACGGCGAAAGGCTGGGCGGGCCCCCAGGAGTCGAAGTACTGGCCAGTGATGATGTTCGGGCCGGGACGTCCGGACGCGTTCCAGCGGATCATCGCGCGCAGGAGGCGGGCCTGCTGCTGCACCGTCCGGTTGACCTCCGGCCCGACACGGTCCGCAGCCTGCTCCAGCCGGTCGGCAAGTTCGTCCAGGTCCATCACGCCTCCCCGCCAGCCTGTTGGATCTGGTCAAGGCTGGTGATGCGGACGACGCCGAGGGTGCCGCCCTGGGAGGGGTCCATGGCCCGCCACTGCCGTCCGACGAGGGTCAGGTCGCCGCCTGCGTGGATGGCGGTGACGGTGACGATGGTGTCCCGGGGGGCGATCGGCGCTGTGAGGGGGGTGAACGCCTTGTACTTGCTGGTGGTCTCGTTCACCCAGGGTTGTGTCGCGGCGACTGCGGATGCGCTCTCAGACACGGAGCCTGGCTGTACCGCGCCGAGCCCCTCGTAGAGGACGGTGCCTTCGGGAACCTCGTAGAGGCCGGTGCCGGGGTTGAAGACAGGCGGCCCGCCGGGGCTGGCGAAGCGAACGGTGTCGAGGAAGAGCATGCCCTCCACGAGGGGGGTGACGTTGGCGAGGATCCGGGCGAGGTCGACAGCCATCAGCGGGTCCCCCCTTCCGTGTTCCGCGCCCACTCGGTGAGGGTCATGAGCATCGCGTGTGCCGTGGCGCCGGGCCCGCCGCCGTAGTCGGCGCGGTTGAGGGCCTCCTGGTCGAGAAGCTGCGGGTCAACCGCGTTCAGGAACTCGCAGATCTGGTCGGCGGGCGTCTTGGCCACCCCGACAGCAACGCGGGCGAGCCCCTGGAAGACGACTCCGTCGGGCTGCCGGGTGTGGAGGATCAGCATGGGCAGGGCGGCGGAGATGTCGTGCTGGAGGACGTAGCCGGTGACTGTGCCGGGCGGGAGGGCTTCGCCGCCGATGCGGATGGTGGCCTGCCCAGGCTGGCCGTCGATGTGGACGGCGTGCGCCTGCGGCTCGGTCGGCTGATCAGGCATCGCCACCCACCTGACGCTCGCGCTCCGCCTTCTTGGCCGCCATCTGTTCATGCCACTTCGGCCAGCCTTGCCAAGTGGGGTCCGGCTCGATCGGTACCTGCTGGACGACCCACCGCTGGAACGTGAGGGCCCCGTCCAACGTCCTGGCGTTCATCTCGCGATGGCCGTCGGGAGACTCGTAGAACTCGGTGAACCCGATGACCTGGCGTCCTGGCTGGTCACCGTGCATCTTGTACTCCACGGTGATGTCACCGAACGCGACCTTGTTCGGGTCGATTCCGTTCGCTCGGAGCCACGTCTTCACACGCTCATGCTGTTCAGGGCTGATCCTTTGCCCTTCGGCGACGACGGTGATGACGCGTCGTTCTACTGGGTGCGGGACTGGAACGCTTCCCGGTTCCTGTAGCGGCAGCTTGATCGGGCGGTGGGCCACATGTACGTCTCCCTCCAGGCCCGTCACCAACTGAACGGTGGCTTCGTGCACACGGTGTCCCTCGGGCACGGCAAGATCCAGACCCAAGGCATCCAGTTGCTGACCGATAGTCAGGTGGACCTCACTCATTCGGAATCACCAGCCTTAAGGGATCCCAGAAACTTGACCAGGTGGTACTGAGCGCGTGCTCCACGAGTCCGTTCGGTGTCGTGGCTGGCGTCTGGGCAGGAGAGGCCCGCCAGTCTCTCGGCGAGGGTAGTGAAGGCGTAGAAGTCGTCGAACGTGGCGGACTCGGCCGCCTTCTGCGCGAGGACGCGGTAGGAGCGTCGGGCCGGTTCGGAGATGTCGTTCCAGGAGGGCAGGGGGGTATCGGGCGTCGTTGCCCTGGTGTGGGCTTCGGCCAGGTGGTGGAGGGACTGCGCCGCGATCTCCATGGCGTTGTTGAGGGTTGGGGTGGAAGTGGTCATAGGGGCGCTCCGGTACGGATCTCGGTTCGGCCGATCAGGTCGAGACGGGGTAGAAACTCGCGAATGCAGTGCGGATGGCTGGTCGGGTGGGCGAGGGCATCCTGAACGGTGCGCAGGGTGCGGTTCGCCTTGTCCCCTGAGTCGTGCGTCTCCCATCCGCACGCGGCGCCATCGCGGACTTCCACCCACTCCGTGCCCAGCTCCTGCAACGCAGTCCGGGCGGCCCCGCTGTTCGCGGTGGTCACGGCTTGCCAGGTGATTGCGGCGCTGGCCCACGAATCGACCGGATGCCGGGCGTTGTTGGCGTAGACGACCGCGTCCAAGGGGTGGTCGCGGCGCAGCTGCGCCGAGCTGAAGTGTGCACTGCCGCGCACAGCGTCCTGTGCGGCACGGAGGAAGACCCGGGCCCGGCGCAGCGCCTCGCTGATCCGGCCGGTGAGGTCCGCGTAGTACTGGGCGGACAGGGCCGTCACCTGCTGCTGGTGGAGCAGCGTCCACGAGAAGCGCACGCCGGGCCGTCGGGCGTTGTCCAGCATCGTCAGCGCACCCTCGCGGTAGACGAGGGGGAGGTCGACGGATGCCCACTGGTCGGCGAAAGCTCCAGCTTCCCGGTTGAAGTCGATGATGGCCTGCTGGAACTCCTGCGCGGCAGCTCGGATCCGGGCGCGCGCTCGGGGACCGGGTCGGACGCGGGACAGTCGGCTGAGGAGTCTGACCTGAGCGGCGGCCAGGATTCGCCAGGCGGTACGGATCCTGTTGATGCCGCCGCTGATGTAGCTGATGAGGCGGGACCGGAGGGTCCGGCGCCGGACGGGGGTGGTCATCGGCGGGCCCGTGGCTGAAGGACGATCCACCCGATGCCAGTCCCCGCGTCGGAACCGCCCGGATCGTCAGGGGCGGGGATGTCGCCGTCCTGGAGTGCCGCGATCTTCCGTTCCAGGGCCTTGATGTTCTCCCCGAAGCCGAGTCCGACGACTCCGCTCACGTTGAGGGTCGTGGGCTGGGCCAGCAGGTCGGCGAGGCGCCCGTTGAGGACTTCGATAGCGACCGCGCGTGCGGATCCGAGGCGGGCGTACCGGTCTTCGAGGTCGGTGACGTCGGTGGCTGCGCCGAGCTGGGCAAGGAGCCAGGCCCGTATGGCGGTGTCCATGGCTGCCTCCAAGACTGTTATGGGAAGGGGTGGTGCGGGAGCGGGCCCGCCCTGTGGCGCCCCCACCGTGGGGGCGGGCCCGCTTCCCGCTAGTCGCCGCTGGTGCCCTCGTCAGCGGCGTCCCGGCCCCGGGCCGGCTTCTTGGCCGCAGGCTTGCGCGCTGCGGGCTTGGTGACCGCGGGTGCGGTCTCGGTGGTGTCCTGCTGGGTCTTGCTGTCCGGGTCGGCGGCGGGTGCCGTGTCGGGCAGTTCGCCGTTTTCCCAGCACGCCGGGTTCCGGATGAGGGCCGCGTACTCGGGTGCGGGTTCCTCGCCGGCGCGTAGCAGGATGTCGCGGTGCTTCTTCTGGTCCCGTACGAAGACGGACCGGGCGAGCCGGGCCATCCGGATCAGGCCTCGTCCAGGACGGTCGCGGCGATGTGGAAGTTCGGCACGTACAGCACCGGCATCGCGATCGCGTTGGCCGTGGTGGAGAACTGGACGGGGTTGGACTTCTTGTCGTAGGAGACGTAGATGCCCGGTTCCCGGGACGCCTCGAGGCCGGGGTTGTCGCCCGGGTCGAGGTTGTCCTGTTCGGCGGTGATGCCGTACTGGGTCTGCGCCCACTGATCCGGGTTCGGCGGGACCATGGCCCACAGGCTCTCGGGGGTGACGCGGACGTACTGGTCGTCGCTCCAGACCTGCTCGTCGTAGATCTCGATGGGCGGCAGGTTCCAGCGGGCGCGAACGCTGTTGACGTCCGGCGGTGCGAGGGTGGTGGAGGGGGTGGTCTCCGGGCTGGAGGAGTTCCAGAACGCGGTCCGGTACTCCAGGTTGGAGGCGAGGACGGACGCCGCACGCTCGGAGGTGATGACGCGGGCGGGCTTGGGGGCGCCGACGCTCTTGAGGTAGCGCAGCCACGCCATCTCGTCGGTGAGCGGGGTGGCGCCTTCCTGGTCCCACGGAGTGGCGGCGACGGGCTTGTTCTCGGTGGGGACGTTCCAGTCGACGTTGAGCCACTGGCCGCTGTCGCCGATGCCGGGAAGGTCGACAACGCCGGTGGACAGGAGCTGTCCGGCGGCGAGCTCCATGGCAACCTTGATGGAGGTGAAGTGACGCTCGAGGTCGTCGTAGAGGGCCTCGATGAACTCCTGGTCGTCCGCGCCGCGGCGGGCGTTGTGGAGGATGAGGGAGAGTTCGCCCATTTCGAGGGTCTGGCCGACCGGGGGCAGCATGCCCTCGTTGACGACCCGCTCGGCCTGCCGCTTGGCCAGCGCGTGCGGGGTGTCGAAGGCCCGGAACTTCGCGGCGTTGACGCGCCGCTTGTTCGACTCGATGCGGAACTTCGGACCGAAGATCTTCCGCTCCGGGATCACGCTCTGCGTGAGCGCGAACGTGTTCGGGGTGGGCAGTCCGTTGATGTAGGCGTTGATGTCTTCCGGCGTGACGTTCTGGAGGAGCCGGTCGAGGGTGCTCATGAGGATCGGTCTCCTTGTTTACCGGTAGTGGATGTTGACGCCGGGCGCGGTGGAGGCGACGTCGGTCGGGTCGAACGGGATCGGGCACTTGTCCGCGAAGACCTCGCCGTACCAGAGGAGCGCGCCGGAGGTCTTGGTGGACCCGGGGGCGAACAGGGACTCGGTGGCGAGGAACCCGGCGAGGACTTCGGTGCCGTCCGTCGCGGAGGCGCCGCCGCCTGCGGTGGTGGTGGCCACGGCGACGGCCGGGCTGGTGCCACCAGTGAGGGAGGCGCCGGACGCGGTCATCTGGGCGACGTCCTCGCCCAGGTACTGGCCGCCGAAGGTGACGACGACCGCGGTACCCGGGTGGGGGCCGCCGGACACGGCGACGTCCCCGACCTCCACGTTCGACAGGGCCTCCAGCGCGGCCTTCACCTGCGCGGCGGTCGCGTTGTAGGGGATCGCGGCGGTGGTCTGCCCGGAGAACGTCAGCGTGTAGCTGCCGCCGGTCGGTCCGCCGGTGATGGTGACGGTCTGGACCTCGGAGCGCGGCCCGGAGTACGGGGCGTACATCTTGGAGGCGGTGACCCGTCCCAGCGGGATGCCGGACTTGAGGACGTTGCGGGGCTGAAGGGCGTGGCCCTTCTCGTAGTGCACGCCCTCGGTGAACTTGGTGAGGTCGAGCAGGATGGTGTTGCAGTCGTTGGTGCCGACCAGGGAGGCGAGCCACGGCCGGTCGGCGGTGGCTTCCTCGCTGACGCGCACGGGCTGGAAGTCGTTCACGTCCCTCTCCTGAGGTGGGGTGACAGCGTTCGTTCTCTGCGGCGCCGGTGGCGCGTCCACGTGGAGAGGTCGTGGTCCCAGGTCTGTCGGGTGGTGCGGGTCAGGCGTCGGCGGGGATCTTTCCGCGGCGCTTGAGCATGGCGAGGCCTCGCTCGCCGGGCTTGGGCTGGGCTCCGCCCGGCCGGGGCATGCCGGGGGCGGGCATGCCGGACGGCGCCGGCGGCGGTGTCTGTGCGGCCGGGGCGGTGGTGCCGAACAGTTCGGGCCTGCGGGCCTTCAGCTTGGCGGCGGCTTCGGCGACGGTCTGCTCGTCGGCGTCGGGGGTGGCGGCGAGGTCCCGGTCGAGCATGGCCAGGGCGTCCTGAAGGTTCGGGATGGTGTTGCCCTGATCGTCGGTGGCGTCGATGGCTCCGAGGCGGGACAGGGCCTGCTCGCGGCGCAGGGTGCGGCGTTCCGCGGCAATGGTCTGCCGCTCGGCTGCGATGGACTGCTGGTCCGCTTCAAGCTTCTTCTGGACGCGTTCCTGCTCGGACAGGGCGTCTTCCTGGGCCTTGCGGGCGGCCGCGATGAACGCCTTGGCGTCGTCCACGTTGCTGAAGCCGTGTTCGGCGGCGAACTCCTCGAGGGCCTGGCGGGCCCCGGCGCGCTGGCCCTGGGCCTTCTCCTTCGCGGCGATACGGTCCAGGTCTTCCTGCGTGAACGCGGGCGGGTTCGCGGGCGGGGCGGGCTTGGGCGGGGCGGGAACGGGAGCCGCCGGGTCTCCGTCGGCGTAGAACACCGGGGAGAACAGACCGGACGGGTAGGGGTGGGCCCATCCGGTGTGGCCGGTCGGGTTGGGGTGGTGCTGCGCGGGGCGACGCATCAGTACAAGTCCTCCCAGACTCGTTGTCGTTCCAGGCCCCGCGCCTAGATCCAAGTGGAGCACAGAATCTGTCACGCGTTCCCCCCGCTCCCCTGCGGCCCCTCTTCGCCGTCCCCTCCGCCGGTCAGATCGGTCTCGTTTCCGGCGGGCGGGAACTGCGGCGGCGGGGCGTCGGCCGGGTCGGGTTCGGTGACGGTTACCCCAAGGAAGTCCCCAACGAGGCCGGTGTCGCCGGTGGCGTCGGCCAGGGCGCGGGCCTTCTCGAACTGGCGGGCCTGGATCCGTTCGATCTCTTCGCTGACGTCGTCGATGGGGAACCCGACATCGACGAGCATCCGCACTGCGGTCTCCAGGGACATGACGCCGCCTTCGACGGCTTCCCGGACCATGGTGAGGGTGGCTGCCTTGTCGGTGGGCTTGTACGTGCCCCACGCCAGGCGGGCATCGACGACGGGACCGGTCCAGTCGGGGTGCTGCCCGGCGAGGTACAGGCGCTGCACCATCTTGAACAGGAGCTGGTACTTGTGGTCGCGGGCGAGGTGCATGGAGTCCATGAGGGGGTCCATGGGACCGTAGGACAGGTCGATGGCGAACCCGGACGGTGCTTTGGTGGGGTCGAGAGTTCCGAGGGCGACGGCGGGCATGCGGGCGTTCAGCGACAGCCGGTCCTGAAGTTCGGCGGTCTTGTCCCGCAGCTCGGCAAGGTTCTTGCTGGTGTCGACAGTCTTGATGTCGCCGCCCGCCGCAAGTTCGATGACCATGCCGGGGCGGACCTGCCGGTTGACGGGTTCGCTGCGGCGTGAGGAGACTTTGTCGCCGCCGTTGACGATGCCGATGATCGGGGCGCCGGTCGTCGCGGAGGCGAGAGCACTGTCCCGGTCGGTGCCGGCGAGTTCGTCGAAAAGCTGCATGAGAAGCGCCAGGGACGACTCTCCCCAGTGTCCGTCCTCGGGGATCGTGTTGGGCAGGTGAACGACCGGAATGTAGTCCTGCCACAGGTCGAGGTGGTCGAGGACTTCCCCGTCGGGCCGGGTGAGGTAGGTGGCGTACCGCTCGTCGAGGGTGTGGACGTCCTGGTCGGCTTTGATGTCGTCCAGGTCCCATTCGGCGTCGGTGAGGTAGCAGGTCAGGTGGGTGGGGTCGTCGTTCCACGGGTACTGGCGCAGGATCTGCCCGCTGGCGGGGTCCCAGGTGTCGCCAGAGGTCATGAGGGGGGTGGACCCGTCGTCGGCGAGGGCGGCGGCACGGGCGGGTCGTTCGCCGTCGGTGACGGAGACGGTGCGGGTGCCGATGGGGGCGAGTTCGTAGGTGATGCGGCGCAGACGCCGTTTCTGTCCTGGCACGCGGGGGTCGGGCTCGACTTCCCAGGCGAAGTGGACGCGGGTGGGGTAGTCGGCGGAGTCGCCGGCGTTGTCGGGCAGGTCGGGGAAGTAGAAGCCGGGGTCGACGACGGACAGCCGGGGGCGCATCTTCTCTGCGTCCCAGGCCAGGGTGTATATGCCGTCGCCCTCGCGGACGGCTTTGCGTTCGTTCTGTTGCAGGCGGAGGCTGAACAGTTCCTTCTTCGCCCAGTCCCGGAGCTTGTCCTGTACGTCGGCGGCGTGCACGGCCTCAGGGTCGGGGCTGCTGCCGTCGGTGGGTTCGGCGTTGTCGGCGTCGTCTACGACGATGGTCTGTTCCCGGCCCAGGAGGTGGCTGGTGAGGGACGCGACGAGCATCGCGGGGTCGCCGAACTCGCGGCGCATCCGTGCTTCTGCACCGTGTTGCAGGGCGTCGATCTCCCAGGCCTGGTTGTGGCCGTAGGCGGCGAAGATGGTGTAGGAGGCGAGGCGGCGACGGTCCTCTTCGGGTACCCAGGTGCGCATGGCGCCGGGGAACGCACTGCGGTCGGGCGTCTTGTACACGGGGTCGGCGAAGGACCGCTTGTAGTTCAGCGGTCCCCACCGGTCCACGATGAGACGGAACAGGCCCACAAGTCGCTCCCTGGGATGGGACGTACATTTCAGGCCCCGCGCCTTTGATCAGGATAGGCGCGGGGCTCCCAGGGCATCCCCTGGCTGCGGGTCAGCGGCCGCGGGGGTCGGGCCGGTCGTAGTCGCCGTACAGGGTTTCGCCGCCGTCGATGTCGGCGAGTTCCGTGATGGCGTGGACGGCGGCGTCCATACGGTCCGGGGAGTCGAGTCCGGGCATCCACGTCACCATCTGCGACTCCAGTTTCGGGAACGTTCCCACGTGGTGGACTCGATCCTGCTGGTACAGCTGGGCGATCGGCTCTGCTCGAAGCCGCTTGCCGCGTTTGGCGGTTACGGAAACGATCCGCGGCATGAGCTGACCACGAGTGAGGCGCCTTCGGGCTAGCTCGTGCCATGCCTGGGTGATGACCTGCCGGGTCATGTCACCGCCGAAATTCGCCTCACACACGATCGCGTCGGCCTGCCATTCGATGGCGAGCTGGCAGGCGACGGTTCCCCACTCGTCAGCCCCGAGGGAGGCCGACTTGTCGTCCAGAACGTAGTACTCGTCCCGGTACTCAGATCGGTCGTGCCTGTCGGTGATGGCCTCGGATTCGGCAACGGCGGCAGCGACGATGCCGACCTCATCATTCACGGAGGTGTTGCCGCCGGCTGGGTCTACGGCGACAACGATGCGGTCCAGGTCGATACCGCGGAGTGCGGCGGTCGACAGCCGGTTGCCGTCGATCCAGGACTGTTGCCAGACTCCGCCGGACTGCGGCCTGGGCTGCTGCTGGTACAGGGCCCACCAGACGCGTTCGCCAACGGATTTACGGATGCGGGCGTAGTCGTCGGCGTTGTACCGCTCTGGCCAGAGGGCTTCGCCGGGCTGCCGGCCGAGGGGGTCGTCGGCGGTCAGGGCGAGGGCGGGAAGATCGATGACGATCCAGTCTTCGGGTTCTTCCTTGAGGAGCCTGCCGGACAGATCGTCCTCATCCCAGCGAGTGTTCACAAGGAGCACGGAGCCTTGGGGTTCGAGGCGGGTAAGGAGGACGGACTGCCACCAGTCCCAGACCCGGTCTCGCTGGGTCGGGGAGCCGGCGTCCTCTGATCCTTTGAATGGATCATCCACGCAGGCTACGTGCGCGCCGCGGCCGGTAAGGGGCCCTCCGACGCCGGCGGTGACCATGCCGCCTTCGTGGCCGTCAATGTCGAATCGGTTCGCGGCCTGGGATCCGTACTTGAGGTTGATGCCGAGGGTCGGGGCGTGTTCGGTGATCGTGTTGCGGATCCAGCGGCCGTGGTCGTCGGCGAGGTGGGCGGCGTAGGAGGCGAGCATGAACCGGTGGTCGGGCTGCCGGCGGAGGTACCAGGTGGGGCCCCAGCGTGAGGTGCGGCGGGACTTCCCGGCGCGTGGGGGCATGGTGACCATGGCGCGGATGCGTTCGCCGGCGGCGATGCGCTGGTAGATCCGGTCGATGATGTCGAGGTGCCGGGCTTGCATCTCTTTGCCGTGGGTGAGGACTGCGGCGAGGGCACCCGGGGAGCGGTCCATGGCCATGTCGGCTTCTACCGCGGCGAGCTGCGCGCGCAGGTCTCCGGATGCCTGTTGGATGATGGCGCGCCGCTCGGGGGCCGGGAGGGACCGGTAGCGGGTGAGGACGTCGTCAGCCACTGCTGTTGCTGTCCTGCTCCCCCGAGGAGTCTCCGGAGGGTTCCTCGGTGTCCAGGGCAGGGCCCGGTCCGGCGTTCATGATGGCTTCCAGTTCGGCGCTGCTGGTCTGGCTCATCTGGAGCGGCCCGCCGTTGGCGCCGGTGATCTCTGCCTTGACGGGCATGTCGAGGCCGTTGAGTTTCGCGCGGCGGTCCATCAACCGGAGGACGGTGTCGACGGCCCGCATGTCGATCTCTTCGCCAACGATGTCGCCTTCCTTGTTACGGATGGCCTTGGGGGTGGTGGCTGCGGGCCAGGCGGCTTCGAGGAGGGCGTCGAGGCGCTCGTTCTCCAGCTGCCGGTAGACGCTGACCTCGGCCCTCTCCTCGTCGCGGTGGGCTTCGAGGGCGCGTTTGAGGTCGCTGCGGGCGGTGGCGGGGCTGTTGTAGCCGAGGGAGAGGATGCGTTCGTCGTCGTAGCGGACGCCTTCGCGGCGGAGTTTGAGGAGGGCGGTGCGGCGTACGGCGACTTCGTCTTGCTTGAGTTTGGACCAGGGCATGGCGGTGGGGCTCCCGCTTGGGTGAGTGTGTGGTTGTTTGGCCCCGCGCCTGGTCAGATGATCGCCGATTTTCGTGGGTGTGTTCCCTTTGGACGTGGGGCGGCCCCGCCGGCGGGGGTGGCTGGCGGGGCCGTGATGGGGGTCTTTGTGGCACGGCCCGGGTCCTTCTGGGGCGCGGGGACACCAACAGAAAGGAGTTCTATGCCACGTCGAGCACTTCCCGGGCCGTGCAGTTTCGAGTGTGGGGCACAGATCGCGGTTTGTCTGAGACGCATTCCCCTGCGGCTACTTCGGCAGCTGGTTGCGGGTGGACGCCCACATGCCGCGGGTGGTGGTGTTCACGGTCCGATGGTCCTGGATAACGGTGCCGGTGTAGTGCTGGTGGATGGTGGGCGGGGCGGCTTGGACGGTTTCCTTTGCGCGGCGTACGAGGCGGGTCAGGGCGAGGATCGGGACGGCGAGGGCGATGGGGGCGGCGGCACCGACGGCGAGGGCTGTGGGGTCGGCGTTGCCGAGGACGTAGATGATCAGGGCGGTGACGCCGCCGAGGGGGACGGACGCTGCGCCGGCGGAGAGCATGAGGACGCTGGCGTCGGTGGCCTTCTGAGACATGGGGGTGCGGCCGGGCTGCGGGATGGGGAGGGCGTTGCCGATGGCGGGCACGGGCGTCTCGTCTCGGAAGCTGGTGGGGGTGGCCATGGCGTCATTGACGGCCGCAATGAGTCGCTGCGCCTGGTCGTTGATGGCGGGGGCCGGGCCCGTGGTCGGCGTGGGGTCGGGGAGGCTGGCGTTCATCGGTTGGGGTTCCTTCGGGGCGGCTGGCGGGCGGTGGGAGACACAGAAAGCCCCCGGGTACGACCCGGGGGCTTTCCTGGTCGCTGGTTGGTTCAGTCGGTGTCGTCGTCGGAGACGCTGCCGGACGACTCGGCGAAGTAGATGGCTGCGAAGCGCACTGCGGAGTGCTCGCTGAGCCCGGCTTTCTTCAGGCCGTCGATCAGCTCAGCCATGTGGGCCATCGCCTGGTCCATCGGCGTCATCTTCAGGTCCGGGAACTCGTCCGGCTGCATCAGGAACCCCATCACCGCTGTTGGTTGCCGCGTAGGTTCCATCATCGCCCTTTACGAGCTTGTCTTGCAGCCCTAGGCGGGCGCAGAGGTCGCGGAAGGTTCGGTCGGACTTGTCGTATCCGGCCTTGACCATGAGGGGGTAGATCTCGGACGGCTTGGCGGGCCTGCCGAGGGACGTGAACAGTTCCACGGCGAGCTGGTCGTGGGTCTTGGGGGTGACGCGGGTCTTGGCGAGTTCGATCGCGGCGTCTTGGGCGGCGACCCGCTCGAGTTCGGCGTCGTCGAGCATGGTCTCGGTCAGGCGGGGGATCTCCGTGCTCGCGCCGCGGGCTTCGACGGGGTAGCCGTCGTCGTCGAGGGCGGTGCCGAGGAGGACGTCGACGGGGGTGGGCTTGGGCCAGGACTGGTACAGCTCCCACACGGACTCGTGCATGCGGTCGGGTCCGACGTTTCCGTAGGAGTCGCCGCGGAGGTTGGGGATGCAGCGGGCCCAGCGCTGGCCGTAGGCGAGGCC